TAGAGCAGTTGCTCCGGCGGCCGCTCCGCCCCCGAAAATCGTCGGGAGAATTTCAAATCCTGTGCACATGATCCATCCTTTTGTGAGAGATAAAACCGGACAGGGTATACCCCAGCCGCTCATAAAACGCTGCCGTTCGCTCGACTTCGATGCCGGTGGATTGGGAAAGATACAGGTCATCCACCGCGTGCTCGAGGGCCCAGGCTTCAATCGCCCGGATTAGTCGGATGCCGAGGCTCGATCCCCTCCACGCCGGGGCGACCCAGACCAAGAGATCCCTCGCACACCGCCGCCGAGGAGCATACCAGACAGGGCCGACCTGGAGAATAACCACGCCCAACAACACCCCATCCTCCACGTGAATCAGGCACTTCAAATGCGGGCTCCGCTCCAGCATATGCTTGACCATCTCCCGCTCGACTTCGACTCCGCGAAGCTCCGGACTCTCCATGAGCAAGGCGTCGATCACTTGATCGATGTACTCAGGGTTGGCAAGCAGTGAGTATTCAATCAGCGTTACCATGCTGGTATGTACCTCGTAACTCCGTTGTCGTCGATCGGAACCCACTTGGTAGGATTGCCCGCCGCCGGGGCGTTGGCTAAGGTGCCTGCTGCGGCGGCTGCTCCGTCTGCAAGGGTTGTGGTCTTACGCACCAAGTTGTTGCCGGCCGTGGTCACGTCGGGCAGATCTGTTCCAAAGGCTGGCACGCCTGCGCCATCCGTCACTAGTACCGAGCTGTTTGCCGTTGCAAGTGCAGCTACTGCATTAGCGACCGTGGATACCAGCATCTGATTGATAGCAATGGTCGCAGGAAGATCAATCTTCCCAATCAACTGTGTATGCTGTGCGGTGTTGAGATGGTAATACTGACTCGACGCTCCACCCTGCAGATTACCGAGAAGGTTGTGATCCGCACTCCCCGAGCCGCCGCCGAAGCTCGACAGCACCTGCGCCATGTCCACGAACCACTTGAGCCAGATCGGGCTGAACTGCGCACGGCCCGACTTTTCATCAACGACGATCGGCAGGGCATAGGTCGGCGGCGGCTGGAATGCGGTAGCCATTACAAGGTCCCGATATCAAGTTGCATTTCCATCGCTTGGAGACGGAGACGCGTGTTGCAGCGGTGGCGGATATGGTAGGCTCGGCGGAGGAAGGTGCCGTTGTTCTCGAGCGTTGGCTTCTCCACATCCATGTCAACCTCGCGGAAGTTGGACCACGCGGCAGGGCTGTAGTCCGCATCGTTGTAGCGAAGCTGAAGGACACTCCCCGGCGTCCGATCGCCGATCATCTCGAGGATGTTGAGCTGCTTCCGGCGGCGAGTCTCCCCGTCGAAGTTCGGGGTGTAGATGTCTACGGTGATGTAGGCGCCGTCGTCGGAGGTGTACGCGGAGTTGAACAAGTACAGCTTGCCGTTGGTCTGATGCTGAAGGACACTGCCCGTGTTGGCCAGGTAGGTCGAGCTAACGATCGGCCAGTAATTCCCATTCTCGTCCGTCCACTGCGCCCACCGCTGTTCCTTGATGTCGTAGACCAGAGTGAGGTTGTCGTTCAGAAGGGTGAAGCCGTAGAACCGATGGCCAGCGTACTTGAGACCGAAGCTCCTCACCGCGGTAAGGTCGGCGTTGCTCAGCAACCGCTCCACCGGAGAGGTCGAAACGATCTGCGCCTTGAGCTGATCCACCATGATGATCTGGGCAGCCGCCGAGCGATTGGTCGCGATCCAGAACAGTGCCCCGTCGATCTCTTGGACGGAGTCTCCGTTCGCACAGCCGTAGTTAATCTTCGCGCCCTGGACCGGACCGAGGGGAGAGGCCGTGGGATTGAGGGCGTCGTAGAAGATCTCCGTCGACCACTGACCCATCGCGACGACGTAGACCAACTGATGGGACAGGAACACGCCGCCGTCAGCCTCGATCTGCGCGGTGATTCGGTTGAGGATGTCGCTCCAATCTGTCGGATCGTTCAGGGTAGCGCAGCCGCGGATGCTCGCGTTGGCGTCCATGACGTAGGTTGTACCGTCCAGGTATGCCCATCCCTTGACACAGGTCGTCGGGAAGTTGTCCACCCCCGCGGGAATCTGCACGATGCCGGCGCCTGCGTCGTAGTTGTACGAGGCGACTCCATTCCCGAACTGCATCCGCGGGGTAGCGCCGACGCACTGGGAGAACCTATACATCCCACCTGTCGTGTCCAGGACGCCAACGAGGGCCACTCCATTCTTGTACATCGTCGCGCCGAAGATGGAGTAGATGTCCCCCAGCCAGTTGAACACGCCGTATCCATTCCCTGTCTTCGTCGTCCCCGATTGCAGCAACCCCGGCCGCTTGTACACAAAGATCTTCTGCTGCGCTTGATCCACCTCAACGTAGGCGTTGATCAGCTTTGCGTCCTTAGCCGTGTCGGCGTCGCGGTTCTCCGGCCCGACGACGAGAGGAAACCGCGGCGGCTGTGCAACGGTTTGAGCTTGCGGCATTACACGAACCTCCCAGACATGCCGTGGCCTTGCTGACTGACCGTGAACCGCGTCGGCGCGTCCTCGACATCCCAGTCCTCAAGCATCGTGCGATAGGCAAGGGCGCGTTGCTGGCAACGGTCCATGATGGCCTGGGGTTGGCCGGTTGCCAGCTCGTCGGCAAGACCCCACCGGAGAGCAATGCGCCACTCGAGCGGAAAGTTCATCGTCTCGGTGAGGTTGATGAAGTTGGTGACCTGGGTTTGGAGGACAAGGTGACCGGTGCCAGTGGCTGCGGTTGTGTCCGGGGCGGGCCAGAACAGAACGCTAAGCTGCGTTGCCTGCTTGTTGACAAAGTAACTGTTCACGCTTCCCGATTGATTGACTGTGCTCAGGCGGACGTAATCAGCCCAGGCCAAGGGAGTAAGGGGCCGGCGGACTCCATTCGCATCTGCGTAATACGCCTCCACCACCCGCATTGGCTTCGTCATGTCCACCGTTCCACCCGGGCCAAGCGTATACGTGGCCGTCCCTGCCACTAGCGTAATGCTCGTATCCACGTTCAACCACAACTTCAACCCCTGCGTCTGCCAAAGGTTGATCAAATCTGTCAGCTTCCGCATCCCCATAACGATTTGCTCGCCGTTGACGGTCTGCCCCACGCCTATCAAGCCGGCGTCGAAGTAAGCGTCCTGGATGATGCTGAGAGGGTTGTTGTTGGAAGGAGAGGTCATGGGGGTTTCCTATACGGACCGGCAGGGGATGGGACTCACGTGACGCCACGCAGCCTGTCAATCAGCAGCACGCGCCGGACAGCCGACCCAACGGGCGGAGGCTCTACATCCCCTGATGTCACGAACGATCCGCTACTGACAGTGTTGGACTCTTGCCCCAGCGAATCCACGTGTACAAAATGCGCGTAGTAGGTCGTGCCTGCTGTCAGACCGGAAAATGTGCCGGACTGTGCGCCACTTGAAGAAACGGACTGCGACAAAGCAGCAGCGCGAACGGTCGCCGAACTTTCCGACGCATTTGAGGTGGCTGCGCGATACAGCGTCCCTCCTGAAACATCGGTACTGACAGACCAACTGGCTGTGGTGTCCCCGGTTGCCGTTGCGGAGGCAGAAGAAAGGTTGGGCGATGCAAACGGGAAATATTCTGATGACTGCGTTGCGGCATCACCAAAGCCGCGAAACAACTTTACATTGCCATCTGCCTCATCAATGGCTATAGCGGACCCGTACTGCGTCCCGCCAAGGCGCATCAATGTGTACGCCTGATTTCGGCCAGTAAGCTGTGAATGCTCCTGACGGGTCCAAGTTATCAAGTCGGACGACGAAGCAACACCATTGCCCCAGTACCCTGCGGCACTCTTGGCGTGATAGAAAAGATGGTAAGTGCCGCTGATCCGCACCAGATCATCCAACACAAGCTCAAGCTCGTCCCATTTCCCGGATCTACCTACGAACACGGGGTTGCCAGCGTCTTTAGTCCACGGACCCGCAGGACTGCTTGCCGTTGCCAAACCCATTTGTCCTTGTTGTCCTGCGGTTTGCCGCCCCTCAAAGAGCATGTACCATGTACTACCGAGGTACACGACCACAGGGGAAGCAACGTCTTGACTGTCCCATGCGCCGCCACCACCCTTATCCAGTGCGGTTGCACTGCCAAGGGTCCAAGTCAGGCCATCGGCCGATGTGAAGTACGATATTCCGCCCGAATTGTTCTTACCGGTCTTGTTCTCGCACCACATGTGGTACGTGCCATTGAACAGGACGTATGGATCTTCCTGCGGTAACGTGGCTGCGCTGATCACCTGCCCGTGCTTGGTCCACGTCACAAGATCGGAAGAATAGGCCAGCCAGATTGACGGGTCGTTCCCGGCGTATGTGTTTGGCGTCCCTGCGTAGTAAAACTTGTACTCTTTCCCCGTGTCCAGCGGCGTGTGCAGCACATTTCCCGGTTCACGCAGGAGATAGTCCCCATCCGTGGTGTTGCCGCCCCTTGTGACCAGTGTTGTTGTTGGATTTCCAACGACCCGCATGGCGTACAGATCCGTGGATTCTGTCATGCCCGTAGGCCCTGCACCACTCGGCCCGTCCACCCACGTAGGGGTTCCGGTCAGCGTTGTCGGAGCATCGTTGAGATGCCCGTCAGTGACGTTTCTGCGGTCGCTCCCGATGTTGTGCAGCGGGAAGTAGCTGCGAAGGTTTGTGGCCCCGGTAGCAGCGGCGTTGAATGCGTTCTTGGTTTTATTGTAGAGGGCCGTGTGCTCCGCAAGAGAGAGTGCAACCGTGTGTAGCATCACGTCTGCAATGCTGCCAATAAAATTGCCGGTCTTACCACCGGAAGTTTTTCGGACGCCTATGGTCTGGAATCCAATCGAGTCAGAGAAAACAAGGCTGGTTGAAGAAGTTGCGCGGCTAACACCGTCGATGAACAACTCATGGTCTGTTGACGATCTGCTCACAAACGTCGCCAAATGCCACGCACCGTCGTTATACGACCCGTTGTATCCAATGCTGACCGTATTGCCCCCGGACGCTCGCCGCAATACGGATACACGTCCGGCAACGCCGTCATTCAGGCCGAGTATGAAGTCCGTACCGGCGCTGATCGGGTCTGCCTCTGTATAGATGTTCAGCCGCGTGGTCCCCGCGTTGGTCGATTTGAACCACGCGGAAATTGACGGGTTTGGCCCGGTCCCGACTTGCGTCGAGGCGACTGTTATCTCAATATCTTGAGATCCACTAAATTCAATCGCCATGCTATACCCCGGATACGCCGTAAGCGTCGGTATCGGTGTGCGCCAACACAACGAATCCCACCGGGTTGCTTGCTCGCGTTCGGGTCAAAGGCGAAGTCCCGCCGTTGAGGGTAACCCCGCTTGCGCGAGCAATGCTGATTGTTCCGCTCGCCGGACAATCCACCGAGAAAGAGGGTGCCGGATTGAGTCCGGCGGGGATGGTGTAGGTCACAGATGTAGTGGGCGCAAGCATTCTTCCATCGTCAGCGGCTGTGATGTTGCGAGATACTGCGTCGAGAATTCTTGCCCCTGGCACAAGTGGGTACTCGTTCCCATCCCCTGACACCAGGGATGTGCCGTCGGCGGAAAGCTCAACAGGATTTGCTGGAAGTGAAAACCCGCTCATTTAGCCCACCTGCCGAAGATCAAGGTCAGCGAAGCCGCTGGTGTAAGAGGTAATGGCGAGGCGGCAGGCGGTCGGCGGGACGACGTAGTTGCCGTCTTTTGACGCGGTTTGCGCGGACATTCCACTTGTCTCCGACACCC